ACTAGAATTATTAGGTTTAAAAATAGAACAACGCAGCGAACCATGGGAAGGCGCATGTGCTGTGTATCACCCGCTTCTATCTGAAGCATTAGTTAAATTCCAAGCTGAAACTATGATGGAGACTTTTCCTGCTGCAGGCCCAGTAAAAACTTCTATCATCGGTAAAGAAACTCCTGAGTGTTTAGAGGCTTCTCAACGCGTACAAGAGAATATGAACTACCAGCTCATGGATATGATGCCTGAGTACAGACCTGAACATGAAAGAATGTTATGGGGACTAGGTTTAGCAGGTAATGCGTTTAAGAAAGTTTATTATGATCCAGCACTCGAACGACAAGTATCGCTGTTTGTACCCGCCGAAGATATGGTGGTACCTTACGGTGCATCAAACTTAGAAACAGCTGAACGTATAACACACGTTATGCGTAAGACTAAACAAGAAGTGCATAATTTGCAGGAAATGGGTTTTTACCGTGATGTAGAGCTTGGCGAAGCTACTTATGATTTAGATGCAGTAGAGAAAAAAATAGCTGAACAAATGGGCTTTGATGCCACTAATGATGATAGATATAAAATACTAGAAATGAACGTTAACCTTGATTTAGAAGGTTATGAAGATAAAGATGGAGACAGGAAAACAGGTATAGCGCTTCCTTACGTAGTAACTATTGATAAAGGCACTTCAGAAATACTAGCTGTTCGACGTAACTATAATCAAGACGACAAACTTAAAAAACGCCGTGAACATTTTGTTCACTATGGTTACATTCCAGGCTTCGGGTTTTATTGTTTCGGATTGATTCACCTTATCGGCGCATTTTCAAAATCAGGAACTATGTTACTCCGTCAGTTAGTTGATGCAGGTACGCTATCAAACTTACCCGGTGGATTTAAAACTAGAGGCCTACGCATAAAAGGAGATGACACTCCTATTGCTCCTGGTGAGTTCCGTGATGTAGATGCTGCTTCAGGTACTCTTAGAGATAACATAATGATGTTACCTTATAAAGAACCGAGTCAAGTATTAGCAGGTTTGATGGACAAAATCATTGATGAAGGTAGACGCTTTGCTTCCGCTGCAGATATGAAAGTATCTGATATGTCGTCAAACTCTCCAGTAGGTTCTACGCTTGCAATATTAGAGCGAACTCTCAAAGTAATGTCAGCAGTTAATGCTCGTATTTACTATGCAATGAAAAAAGAGTTTGGATTACTTAAAGTTATTATAAGAGACTACACAGACCCTAAATACAAATACGACCCTTCCACAGGAACACCTGGAGCTAAACAAGAAGACTACGATAAGGTAAATCTTATTCCTGTAGCTGACCCGAATGCTGCAACGATGGCACAAAAAGTTGTACAGTATCAAGCGGTTATGCAAATGGCACAGCAGAATCCTGACATATATGATTTAAAAGAACTTAATAAACAGATGCTTGAGGTATTAGGTGTTAAAAATATTGGGAAACTTATCCCCACTGATGACGACGCTAAACCGCTAGATCCTGTATCAGAAAATATGAACATGTTAAACGGAACGCCGGTTAAAGCGTTTCTACCGCAAGATCATAAAGCACATATTCAAGTCCATACAACGTTTCGCGATGACCCATTAGTACGGCAAATGGTTGGACAAAATCCAAAAGCCCCTCAACTACAGGCGGCTATGGAAGCTCATTTAGCTGAGCACATTGCCTTTGAATATAGAAGACAGATTGAACAGCAATTAGGCGTACCACTTCCGAAAGAGGGTGAAACATTACCAGAGGATATTGAGAACCAAGTTGCGCGACTTTCTGCAGAAGCAGGCACAAAACTTTTACAACTTCATCAAGCAGAAGCAGCACAAAAACAAGCACAGCAGCAAGCTGAAGATCCATTAATTCAAATGCAGAAACAAGAGCTTCAAATTAAACAAATGGAAACACAAGCTAAAACACAAAAAATGCAAGCAGATACTCAGTTGGATGTAGCTAAACTTGAGTTAGAAAAACAGAAACTAGAAGTGAATACGCAGCGCGATGTCATGTTAGAGCAAGCTAGAATTACTTCTAATGAAACTATAAAAGGTGCGGAGCTTGGCGCTAAAGCTGTAACTGATGATAGAGATGTTAAAGCAAAAGAATTACTCGAAGGGGCTAAAATGGGTGTTGAGGTAGTAAAAGCCAACGCTGATATAGCTCTTCGACAACAAGAATCTCAGCTCAAAAACGAGACGGCTGCTCATGAGCAGAAGTTAAAAGATAGAGCTCAGATAGAAGAAACTAAACTTGAGGATGAAACTAAACTAAACGAAAAGGAATAATATGATAGAGAAAGAAACGCTTATGCTTTTATCCAGCCAGATAAAAGAAAGACGCAACGAAGTAGTAGAAGGTATGGCTAGAGGAACTGATAAATTTGAAGCTTATCAACATGCTTGCGGACAAGTTAGAGGTTATGATACGGTCCAAGTAATGATTTCTGATTTGATATCAGTCCATGAAAAAGAAGAAGAAGATTTTGATAGCAGCCCCACAGATACCGTAATTAGTATCAATAAAAAGGGGGATAAATAATGAGTGTAGATCCTAGTATTAAGACGCCTTTTATTTATGCTACACCGGACAAGACTATAGTAAACGCTGGTGGCAAGCCAATTAAAAAACCCAAAAACACTAAAACCACTGAAGGTAAAGAAGTTAGCGAACAAGAAGCTAAAGAAAAATTAGCGGCTCAACTCCCTGACGTCAAAGGCTATCGTATTTTATGCATGGTACCTGAAGCAGATGAAGCCTATGAAAGTGGCATTATAAAATCAGACGCTGTAAAACAAATACAAGAACACTCGACTGTTGTTTTGTTTGTTATGCAATTAGGGGATTTAGCTTATAAAGATAAAGCTAGGTTTCCGTCAGGTGCTTGGTGTAAAGAAGGAGACTTCGTTATAACTCGTGCCTACTCAGGAACTAGAATTAAAATTCACGGAAAAGAATTCCGCATTATTAACGACGATACCGTAGAAGCAGTGGTCGATGACCCACGCGGCTACGAACGCGCATAGGAGATTAGCATGGCAGAAATAATAAATGAAATACCTACTGAGTTGGAAATGGAAGGTGAGGAACTTGAAGTAGATTTAGAGGCCAGCAAAAAAGAAAGTGACGGTCAAAAGTCTACCGCTGATATTGAGCGAGTGCAACCTGCAGAACCTTCTCAAGATGAGCTAGAGTTAGAAATAGAAGATGACACCCCTCCTGAAGATCAAGGTAAAGAACCTTTACCAAAAGAAATTGTGGAAGAGGTAGAAAAAGATACTCTAGAAGATTATTCTGAACGTGTTAAGCAAAGAATGGCGCAGCTTAAAAAAATGCACCATGATGAACGTCGTGAAAAAGAAAAAGCAGATCGAGAAAGAGCAGAGGCTGTGCGATTAGCAGAACAGTATATACAACAAAACCAACAGCTTAAAACTACTTTAAGTTCTGGAGAACAGGAATATATAACTGCTTTGCAAAGTAAATTTGAGTCTGATTTAGCAGTAGCGCAGCGAGATTATCGTGAGGCTTATGATTCTGGCGATACTAATAAGATTATTGAAGCTCAGACCAAAATGAATGATGCTCAATATAAATTATCTTCCGCTAAAAATATGAGGCCCCAGTATGAATTTTCTGGACAAGAAGCACAAAATAGTGTACAAAGAAACTTAGAAGCGTTACGACCTCAAGCAGCAGCGCCGGCACCCGATACAAGGGCAACTGCGTGGCAGGCTGAAAATGATTGGTTCGGTAAAGACGAACAAATGACAAGTCTAGCTTTAGGCGTACATGAACAATTAGTTAGGAGCGGGATTGATCCTACTTCTGACGATTACTACCGTCGTATAGATGAAACGATGCAAAAACGATTCCCTGAGAACTTTGGGGATAATTCGTTGGAACCGGAGAAACCCGCCCAACGCAAACCTTCAAATGTTGTTGCTCCTGCAACCAGATCAACCAGCCCTAAAAAAGTAAGGTTGACTAAGACGCAAGTCGCTTTAGCGAAAAAACTAAAGTTAACACCTGAGCAATATGCACGAGAAATTATGAAATTGGAGAACGCAAATGGATAAGGCAATTAAAAGAGAATCAAGAGAAACAGAAGTAAGACAAGACGAAGCTAAAAAATGGCAACCTGCATCGCTCCTTCCGGAGTTTGTACAACAACCTGGTTATGCCTATCGTTGGGTCAGAGTTTCTTTACTTAATGAACCTGATAACATGAACGTCTCTTCAAAAATGCGTGAAGGCTGGGAACCGGTAAAGCATTCGGAACACCCAGAAGTCATATTACAGTCAGACCCCAATAGCCAATTTAAAGAAGGCATAGAAATTGGTGGTTTATTATTATGTAAAGCGCCTCAAGAAATGATGGACCAAAGATCCGCGTACGTTAATGAAAAAACACGTGCACAGACCGAAGCGGTAGATGCAGCATTCATGAATCAAAACGATCCACGTATGCCTAAGTTTGCTGAAGGTCAAGAAAATGGTCGATCTTTTGGAAAAGGCAAAAAATAAGGAGATACAATCATGGCAGCGACAGCTACCCCTTACGGACTTAGGGCCGTAAACCATCTAGGAGGTACCCCATATGCGGGTTCGACTAGAATGTACCCGATTGCCTCTGGTCTTGCTCAAAACATATTCTACGGTGACGTAGTTGGTGTAGTTACAGCAGGTACAATACAACAAACTCGAACAACTGGAGCTGCAGGTGGAACTGCATTTTTAGCTGGTACAGTTGGTGTATTTGTAGGTGTTACATACACAGACCCGAATCTAGGCACAGTGGTATTTAGACAACATTATCCAACAGGCACAGTAGCAACCGATATACAAGCGTATGTTATTGATGACCCAGCGGTTATATTTCAAGCTCAAGCAGATGCGTCAGTAGCCCAAGCAGGTTTAGGCGCTTGTACTTTCTTTGCAGCGGCACAATCAGACACTACTGGTAGTACAACTACAGGTAATTCAACATCTGCATTAGATGCAACAGTAACAACAAATCAAGATG